CTGCGCTAGAAAATTGGCCGACTTATCCTGAAGGCGATAATCACTGGATGCCGTCGAATTTCATATTTACTGAAGATCGAAATAATGGTGCGAATGTGAATAAATCACAAGGAATATAATGACGAATATATAAAATATAAAATAATTTCATGTTATGAAAGAAAATATAGAAAAAAGAGTATTATCTCACAGTAACGATCTGAAATTCAGGGCGTTAGAAGAAGATGATGGAAAAAGATATATAGAGGGTTATGCAAGTGTCTATGAATCAAGAAGTAAGCTACTTTTTGAGAATGGCGAACTTTTTTACGAAGAAATAGAACGAGGCGCATTCGATGACGTGCTCGAGAATGACTCTCTGGACGTATATCTGACATTCAATCATTCAAATGATAGTATAATCGCCCGAACAACAAATAACACGCTCTCGCTCTCCTCTGATGACGAGGGACTGTTTTTTCGCGCTCTTGTGCCGAACGTTTCTTATGCGAATGACATTTACGAATTAGTTAAAAATGGAACTTTTTTCGAAAATAGTTTCGCATTTAGCGTAGGATCAGATGGTTACACATGGCAAGAGACCGAAGATGGTGCAAATTTACGAAGAATAAATAAAATACGTGGACTTTACGACGTTTCTGTCGTTACAAAAGGCGCTTATTCAGACACTCAAGTGGCTGCAAGACAACTCAAGGAATTAAGGGATTCGGAAGCCGATGACGCTTCTTCGCAACCGGAAGAGAATGAGGTAGTTACGCACGAAGTTGATAAATCTGAGCAAGAACGTATGAAAATGAAAATTAAAATATAAAGTTATGAAAATAAATGAATTAAAACAAAAAATTAATGAAATTGAAGTTCGCATGAACGCAATTTCTGATGTCGAAGAAATGACCGACGAATTAAGAACTGAATTTGATGCTAAAGAAGTTGAAAGACAAGCACTTAGAGCTGATCTTAAAAGAAAAGAAGTAGCGCAAGCAATTGAATTGCAAGCTGCTGAAAAAGAAGAAGTTAGAATCGCTGATCCTGAAAAAAGTTTAGGTGAGCAATTTAGAAATTTCTTATCTGATGCCGTGAATGGTAGAGGACCAGTTTCTTTCCGCGTAGAACCTATGTTATCAACGTCTAACACAGACATTATCAACAAGGTAGTAGATAATTCTTTGGATATTCTTGTTTCTCCAGGCGAGGCATTTTTACGCACACTTGGTGTGACTTTTTATCCAGGACTTACAGGCAACTTTGTGGTGCCTTCTATGGCCGAAGATACAGCAACTTTTCCAGGTGAAAACACAGATGCTGCCGACGCTAGTATGAACGTCGTCGATCTTGTATTGGCTGCAAGACGCGTAACTCACGCTCAGTCAATCACTAAGGAGACTTTAGCACAAACAAATCCTGCAATTTACAACGGAATCGTTCAAAATCTTGTGAATGGAATATGGAATGCGGTTACAAATGACGTATTCGATACAATTCAGACAGATGCTGCTACTCAGGTAGTTGGAATGACTGCTGCTGGACTTCAGTTCGGTGACTTGGTGAATATGGAGGCTAGTATTGGTGGACTTCAAATCGGACAGGGAGCGTATGTTACAACTCCTGCCGTTAAAGGTTACTTAAAGCAAAAGACCTCAAGCACTTACGGTGATTTTATTTGGATGGATAACGAAGTGAATGGCTATCCTGCCTATGGTGTGCCTGCTGCGAATGCAAATAAAGTTTATTTCGGCGATTTCTCTAAATGTGCTATTGGACAATGGGGCGGAATCGAAATAATTGTGGATAATCTTACTTCAGCAAAAGCTGGTAAAATTAATCTTACTGCTGTGGCACTTGTAGATACAGGTGTTACTAACAAGCTGGGAATCAACTTCTCCGCTGATGTTTCTGCTGCTGTCTAATTCTTATTTAGACTAAATAAAAATAACGGGGAGGAGGTTTTCTCCTTCCCGTTTTTATTAAAATAACAAACAATATGATTACATTAGGTGAAATTACAACGCAAAAGGTTGAGAGTCAGTGGCCTGTAACGATCGATAGAGCAAAAAGGCACTGTCATGTTACTGTTACGGATGCTGAAGATAATGCCTATATTGGTGATCTTATTCAAGCGGTTACGCAAGAAGCTGCGAATTTTATCGGCAAAGATATAGCGTATACAGCAAATACTGTCTATTGGTATGATTTTCAAGGAGATACAATTAAATTATATGAAGGTAATTTTAATTCAACAATTTCAATCGTATCGGATGCTAGTGTTTTACAAACTGTTTCAGAGACTTTTCCGTATCATAATTATTTTACGTTAACTCTCTCAGAATCAATCAGTTCGGATCCTCTAGCTATAAAATTTTATACTGGATATACACAAACGTTATGTCCGCCTGCGATCAAACAAGCTGTCTTACTGCGAGTTAAGGACTATTATGATATTCATAGAGGATCTATGAACGATTTCAATCTGTTTAATACTCAGGCATTTGAGCGACTTTTATCGCCTTTTAAAAATACAAGATTTTAAAATGGGAAAAATTCTTAAGTATCTTATTGATATTCAGCATGAAACGAATGTCGCTGAAGTAGGTTTGGCCGAAGAACGCGAATGGTGTTTTTTTAAAGAAGTGTGGGCCGATGTGAGAGTGAGAAGTGGCGGAACTGAATACGCGCAAGAAGGACCTATGGTTTTTACAAGAGTCGAATTTACAGTACGTTACGATGAAGAAATAGATTACAATAAGCGAATAAAATACAATAATCAGCAATATGTGATAAATCATATAGAGCCGATCGATAGAATGCACTGGATGAGAATTATAAGCGTAAATTGGCAAGATGATTGAAAATGTTGAACTTAAGTGGTACGGACTCAATGAGTTAGAGGATGCTATGTCATCTTTAGATTCAAAGACGAAAGATTCAGTGTTAAAGGGCATAAACCGCTCATTAGCAAAGAGATACGTCATTGATAGACTTAAACAAGAATTGCCGTATTCGCAAGAAACAAGAGATACGATGAAAATCGGCTCAGTTAAAGGCGATAAAACAGGCGTAATTGCCGGAGGAACAGGTTATCCGCTCACTTTTGTAGAATATGGAACAGTAGAAAGAGAAGGCCGTGGAATGATCGCTCCTCAGAATCAGATAGGACCGATCTTAGATGCTGCTATTGAGCCGCTTGCGACAGAATGGGCGAGAGAATTAGGAGACAGTATAATGGCACAAATAGAGAAGAAAATAAAGGCCGGTGAACGAAAATTAAATAAATTAGGATAAAATGGCGTTTTTAGAAGATTTACAAGGATTATTGGTGAATGATCCGTCTATTGTGGCCGAATATGGCACTAGAATTTACTTCCAGTTGCTGCCTAAGAACATCGATAAGGAGTTAAATTGGCTCAGGTGGGGGTTTACAAAGGCTGCACCGAAAGAGTGTCTAGGTGGTGGCGTAGCGCAACAGAATTACGACGTTTTTATCGACGTGATTACTAGGACGTTAAATGATCTTCCAGGAATGGCCGATGAAATTTTTGAACAAATTAATGGCAAAACGTATGAAGGAATACGTCAGATAACGCTCGTAAGTGACTCATACTCAAACTATCAAGAAAAAGATTTGTATGTAAATACGTCGATTTATTCGATGGCATACAATAAATAGCGAATATATAAAATAAAGTTAAAATAAAATTTAAAAATTATGTCAGTAAATATACCGGATTATTTCCAAGCAAAAATGGGCCTAGTTATGATCGATGGATCGATCGTCGGCTGCGCTCAGTCATATACAGACAATTTAAATCGACCAATTTCAGAAATACAATGTATTGGTAGTGATTCAGTTAGAAAAACAGCTGGATCAGCCTCATGGGACGTGCAATTTGATGCCCTTCAGATACTTACGCAAGATGCGAGCTCAGGCCGTAAAACTTACGAAGATCTTATGGATCATCACAGAACTAGTACTCAGCCAGTTACGGTTATGTTAATGCCGCAAACTGCTGACGTTTCAGCGGGACAAATATATTACTATGGAAGCGCTCTTATTGAGAGTATTTCTAGAAATGTACCAGTTGGTTCAGAACCAGTTAGTTACAGTGTTTCATTACAAGGATCAGGTGATTTAAGCCGTGGTGTATTAGGAAGCTAAGTATCTCATTATTAATCAATTAATCAATTTAAAATGGTAGATTATATTACATGGAAGGATGAAAAATATCCTATTAAAATCGATTTCGCTGCGCTAGATGCGTGGGAAGAAGAAAGCGGCTTGACTATCAGTCAGTTAGGAGAAAGTTTATCGCCTCATAAATCTATTTGTTGGTTTGCTCTCGAATCTGGACATTATTTGACAGGTAAAGAGCTGACTCTCAAGCGTGTAGACGTAAAATGGCTTTTAGGCGAAAGTTTTCCGACTTATCAGAAGATTTTTATGAAATCGATGATTGAGTTACAAGAACAACTATCTGACAAACAACCAGTTACTAAAAAAAAGTAACGTTTGAAGATCTTTTCGCAGAGGCAGTAGGAATTTTACATATTCGTAGTGTTGATTTTTGGCACATGACGCCGAGTGAGTATTACAAAATAATGAAAGTTCATTTTGATCACTCACTTGAGTCGCAAAAGCCTCTCTTAGAGGCAATTAGAACGCAGACTTTTCATTTAGCGAATCTAAAGAAAGGGACGACATATAATAGTTTTTGTAGAAATTATTTTCCGTTTTATTGGGATAAGAAGATCGAAGTGCCGACGAAAGCAATTGATTATGAAGAAAGTAAGAAATTACAATCGATGTGGGACGAAATTCATAAACAGATGAATATAAGAGGGTAGTTACGCTATCCTCTTTTTTATTTAGATTAAATAAAAATAGTGTGAAAGACGCGATTTAAAGACTTTTACATATAAAGTTGATATAATATATTACTTTGGGTAGAAAGTGCGAATTTGGTGCCTCAGAATGACCGAGGGACGTGTTCTAGCGATATATCTTAGAGCCGCAAATCACAGATCAGTTCAGTTATTCTTATTTAGATTAAATAAAAATAACGAATAAATAACTTAGAAAATAACTTAACTACATGGCAGAGAAGACAAAACGACAACTCGCGCTAGAGATTTCGGCGAGCGCCGCTAGTTTCAATAAGACGACAGCAGAAGTTGCGAAAAAGACCGATTCTATGGCTAAATCATCGAAATCGGCCGCTGGTAATATGAAAAAATCATTCGGCGACTCTTCGAAAGGCGTAACTGGCGCATTATCATCTATGAGCGGCGGAATGGGAGCAGTTTCAGGCGCCGCCGGCGGAATGACTTCAGGCCTAAGTAAAATGGCAGTTGGATTTCGTGTATTAAATGCAGCACTTGGACCTATTGGTTTGATAATTGCAGCTATCGGCGTGGCAGTCAAGGCGTTATCAAGTTACTTTAAAGGATCACAAGACGGTGCTGAAAAATTCGCTAAAATCATGGGCGTGGTAAAAGGAATCGCCGCATTCGTCGAAGATTTATTCATATCTCTCGGACGCGCTATCTATAAGGCGTTTGAAGAGCCGCAGATCGTCGTTGAAGCACTTCGAGATGCGTTTCAGAATTTCAGCGATAATGTTACAACGAGATTTGAAGGAATGGGCGAATTTATTCGCGGTTTCGTTTCGAAAATGGGCGCGCAGTTAGGCCTTCTTAAAGAGCGCATTAGAGGTGTGTTTGGAAAAGAAAGAGAAGATGAAATTGCTAGATTTCAGGCACAAGCAGAAGATGCTACTCAGACTATGTTGGATGCACAACATAAAATAAAAACTGGAACGGCAGATCAGGAAGCGTATGATATAAGAGCAGAAAAAAGAGAGGCGAAACAAGCTGAAAGACAAGCAAATAGAGCAAAAATTTGGGACAAATTACTTACTCAGATAAAAAATGCTACTTCGATAGAAGAAAAAAGAATTGCACTACAAAAACTGAAAAACGCTAGTATTCAGGAAGAAGCGAAATTAGAACGAGAAATTGCTGAACAAAGACTTAAAGCAAATGACTTAACTCTCACAGGGTTAGAACGTTATGAAGCAGCACTAGCCGCTGAAACAGCGACAAATGATTTATATGATATAAGGCTGGAAAAGAAGAACTTAGAAGCACAAATTGCACAAGAAATATACGATTTAGCTGAATCGAATTTTAAAGATGAAGAAGAATTAAACACAATTTTAGCTGATAGAGATGCACTCGAAGCCGAAAGAGCTACTAAGTTGAAAGCTATACAGTTACTGATCAATAAAACACTTAAAGGGAGTGAATCAATTACTGAAGAAACTAAGGAACAAAATAAACTGATTCAAGATCGTAATAATCAATCTATTAAAGATCAACAAGCACTTTTAGCACTCACAGAAGAATTATATGGATCGAAAGAGCCCTATTCTTATGAACAGCTATTAAATAGACTTAATGATGGTGTCAGACAAATAGGCGCCGGCTATGTAGTTGCTACTGATGATGTTAGGGGTTGGATAAGTGAATTTCAAAATTTAAATGGTGTTACTCCTCAGTTACATGAAATAGCTGAGGGTATGTATCTGATAGCTAGCGCAACGGATGGTGTGAAAACTTCGGCGACAGGAGCATTTGCGTCAATAGAAAGTGGATTTGAAACATCAGAAGAACTTGTTATTCAAGCAGATACGGCACTTAGTGAACACATTACAAATATAGATTTATTTAAAGCTAGTTGGAAAGATGCATGGCAATCAACTACAGATGAGGCAGTTACGTTTGGTGAATTAGTTCAACAAAAAATTATTCCGACTTTATTTAATTTAGGGACAGCGATGGGCAACGTTATTTCGAAACAAAAAGGGGCATGGAAAGGACTCGTAGATGTTGTGGTTCAAGCAATTGGAGATATTCTTAAAGCCTATTTGGCACAAGCAATCGGCGCCGTTATCGCTACTGAGGCGAAAAAAGGAATTGTTGGATTAGTACTCGCAGCTATCGGAGTATCAGCACTTTTAGCACTTTGGGCAACAGCAGTGCCTGAATTTGCGACAGGAATGGGATATGTGGATAAGCCGACACTAGCGATGGTTGGTGAAGGTGCGACAGGTGATTACATACTGACTCCTAGCCAGTTACAACAAGCAGCAGGTGGTAGCAGAAACATAAAAGTTACTGGAAGTTTGGTAGCAGACGGACAAGATTTATTGGTAGTTATTCAAAATGCGGAGAATTTCGCACAAATAGGTTAAAATTAAGATAATCAATGGCTTACGCAACAAAGTATGAAATAAAAATGACTTCTCCTGGTGGAGTTGGAACGTATATTCAGATACAAAAGGCTGATTATGTGGGCGCTATAACAGAATTAGATTTAAATAGAAAAGGATTTCAGATCGATTACAAATTTAGTGATTGGTTTAAGCCTATAATTAATCAATCATGCTCACTATCAATCTATAACAGCGGCTCATTTTACGATTTAGATGATTTAATGACCTTAGAAGAGCGAGAATTTAAAATTATTGTAGATTCATCAGTATATGGCGTAGAGAAGCGGCTATTCGATGGTTGGATAAACAGTAACGTAGTGAGTACTAAGTACTTAGATAAAAATACAATAAAACTCACAGCGAGCAATTACGTAGAAAAATTATCGAACATATATCCGAGCATAAATGAAACGATCAGCAAGGAGGCTATTATTAACGTCATAGGCAACACTTTATCATATACGGGCAAAGATGCTAGTATTCGTATTTCGTGCAGTCTAGAGCCGTCTATCGGGCCGATAACAGCAAATAAATCACTATACAACACATGCGGAATCGATACAGAAATTTTTTGGAAAAACAATTTAGAAAGAGAAGATGGAACAAAAGTATTAGAAACTCTCCTAACTAGCTTTGATTCATATCTTTACTATTGGGATGAAAAATGGTATATTACAAGATATGCCGATGCGTGGATAAATGATGGAAGTATGCATTATGTTGAGTATCAGTCAGTTGATGCATCATATGGATTCTCAGATAGCGCAACTAGTTTGTATTTGTATGAACCAAGTATGAATATATCACCAGATTGTGCAGATGGATCGATATCGTTACTTGGTGGTACTCAGTCAATTAGCATGATTCCGGGATTACAAACTTTAGAAATTAGAGCAGAACAAAAAGAATATTTAAATTTATTGAATAATGATTTCAGTAACGCAGTGGCTGAAAGCTACTTAACACCGTCTTATCCGCCGTATAGAACTTGGACGAAACCGACAGGAACGATCACGCCGGCAGCCGGATTATATTCTTTTTGGGTAAATGGCTATCAGGAGATCGCAAACGCTGGCTATCTGGGACTTACGAACACAGGAACATGGTATAATGACTATGCGTATGGCGATAATGAAGATTTGAGAGGTGCAGGATGGGCAACGAGATTTAAAATAACCGTAAGTGACTCATCAGCAGCACCTACGACACTTAAAATTGATTGGAAATATATCGATAATGGTAAGCGATTTTTGAACGAGTATTATGAGTATTATCATATTTACTGGTATTTACGTAACCCTATTGGAAACTATTACATTATGTACGACGAGAACACTTTGGAGTGGTATCGCGCTAGCGGTAACCAAGCGTCTAGTGCTCAGTACGTTAGAGCAGATAATGCAGAATTTAATAGAGATACGGGATTGTATGAATGCAGCGTAACGATCCCTCTCACAGACGTAAGTGGCGGATTAACAGCAGGTTGGGGCGATAATGAGTTTGTTTTTTC